GTGTTGAAGTTGATAGAAATGATAAACCAGTTGCTTATCATTTATTTAAAAAACATCCTTATGATAACACTTACCCAAAACCTTCTCAGGAATATATAAGAGTGCCTGCCGAAGAAATAATCCACGCATATCTTCCAAACAGAGCAGAACAAACAAGAGGCGTATCTTTTATTGCACCTGTAATGGCTAACGTAAAACAACTCAACGCATATCTTGAAGCAGAGATAGTAGCTGCAAGAGTTGGAGCATCGAAGCAAGGCTTTTTTATAAGTCCAGACGGAGATGGCTATGTTGGCGATGGTGATTTTGAGGATACCTTTAATCCTACAATGACTGCTCAAGCAGGTGTATTTGAACAATTGCCAGCAGGCATGGATTTCAAAGCCTTTGATCCATCACATCCTAATTCAGCTTTTGAATCATTTACAACTAGCGTATTAAGGAGTATCGCAAGTGGTCTTAATATTTCATATCATTCTCTATCTAACGATCTTACTTCAGTCAACTACTCTTCAATCCGCCAAGGTGCTTTAGAGGACAGAAGTAATTATCAACTTATGCAGCAGTTTGTAGTTGAACATTTTGTTGATCCTATTTTCAAATCTTGGCTTGAGATGGCTATATCAACAGGCTATATAAATTTGCCAATTGGTAAATTTGATAAGTTTGCAAGAGGTATAACTTACATACCTAGATCATTTGCACACATTGATCCACTAAAAGAAATGCAAGCAAATATTATTGGATTGCAAAATGGCACAATAACTTATAGTGATATTACTTCAACATTCGGCAGAGATGTAGAAGAACTGTTTGAACAACATCAAAAAGAATTACAACTTGCAAAACAGTATGATATTGAGCTTGCTTATCAACCTTTTGGAACTAAATTGCCAGTTGAAGCAAATATATTAGGTGGCAAAGACGATGACTAACTTTCCAAAACAAGGTGATGACAAAAAGATTTCATTAAGAAACTCAAACTATCCTGTTTTTGATAAAAGATTTGCAGAAGGTCTAAAAGAAAATGATCCTAAGATTTGGAAAGCAGGTGGCAATATTGAAGGCAATAGATCATTTAGACTTTTGATGCGAGCATTAGATGGTGATGATTCACCTGAAGTTTTAAAAAAAATCAAAGAAAGAGAAGCTTGGGCTGCAAGACATTTTGAAGATGGATCACAATTTAAATCAGGTGATAAAAAAGCAAGACCATCAAATATTGCAGGTGTAGTAGCTCAGATTAAATGGCTAGTTGTTGGTAATCTTGGTGAACAAAAAATGAAGGACGTAATACTAGAAGCTATAAAATATTTAGAACAAAAAGAATCAGGATCAGCAAGTCAAGCACAACAGGATAGAGAAATGGAAACAAGACAAGAAACAATTGAATATGAAGTAATTATCAAAGAGGGTGAAAATAAGTATGGTGAGGGTAATAAGTTTTATTTAGATGGCGAACTCTCACCAAGACTTATCATGCTCGAAGGTAATACATACAAGTTTGATTTAAGTGATGCTTCCAACAAAACACACGCATTAAGATTTTCAACAACAGAAGATGGTACTCATGGAGAAGGTAGTGCGTACACAAAAGGCGTAAGTGTTGAGGGTAAAGCAGGTGAAGATGGAGCATCAATTAGTATAGAGATTATGGAAGATACTCCTGATTTATATTATTACTGTGTCAACCATAAAGGCATGGGTAATAAAATTGAAGTCAGAGAAGTAGATAATGAAAGACAGGTTTCAGATGCAGTAGAAAAAGGATTAAAAGAAAAAGTAGAAAAGCATAATGAAGAAGTTGGTAATACTGCTTCTAAAAGAACAACTTACAGAACACTACTTGCAGTCTTTGAAAGAGGTATTGGTGCATATAAGACCAATCCTGCTTCAGTAAGACCTAATGTAAGCTCACCTGAACAATGGGCGTACGCAAGAGTTAATAGCTTCTTATTTGCATTACGCAATGGGAGGTTTCAAGGTGGGAAGCATGATACTGATTTGCTTCCTGAATCACATCCTTTATCAAGCAAAGAGGAGAAATCTATGGTAGATAAAGAAGATAGACATATCCTCAATATTAGCGAAGCTGATAACAAAGTAGTTATTGAGTTTGCTAAACAAAATGAGGATAAAGAAGAAGAAGGCGAAGAGGTTGAAGCAACCGATGAATCAAGACCTTATCACTATGACGAAGATGAAGATGAAAAAGATAGGAAAGTAGTTGATCTCAATGTCAAATACAGAACTATTGATTTATCAAGATCAGATTATGTAGATGAAGAAAAAAGGTTAGTAAGAGTTGGCGTTTCATCAACTGAGCCTGTAGAGAGAAGTTTTGGAATGGAAATTCTAGGACATTCACCAGATGAAATAAACATGGAGTTTATGCAATCTGGAAGATCACCTTTATTGTTGGATCACGATATGACAAAACAAATTGGTGTGGTAGAAGAATTTAAACTAGATCAGGCTGCACAAAGAACAGTAGCAGTAGTTAGATTTGGACGATCTAAACTTGCTGAAGAAGTTTTTAGGGATGTGCTTGATGGAATACGCATGAATATAAGCGTAGGCTATCGAGTAGATAAATTAACCAGAGTGAAAGAAAAAGACGAGAACTACTATAGAGCTAGTTGGACACCACTTGAAGTTTCAAGTGTAAGCGTTCCTGCTGATCAAAGTAGGCTTGTTGGAGTTGGACGCTCTAAAGACAAAAAAGTAAAAACAAAGGTACAAATTATGTCAAACGAAAAACAAGAAATTAATCTTGATGAAGTTAGGTCAGAAAGTGCTGAAGCTGCTAAAAAAGAATTTGCAAGAAACTCAAAAGAGATTCTTGATTTAGCTGTTAAGCACAACAAAAGAGACCTAGCTCATAAAGCTATTTCTGAAGGCAAATCTGTTGAAGAATTTAGAGGTATTTTATTAGACAACATTTCTAATGATACTCCTTTAGAAACTCCAAAAGATATTGGTCTTACAGAAAAAGAAACAAAAAGATTTAGCATTATGAGAGCTATCAATGCAATGGCAAATCCTACTGATAGGAAAGCTCAAGAAAATGCTAGATTTGAATTTGAAGCTTCTGAAGCAGCACAAAGATCATACGGGCAAACTGCTCAAGGTATTATGCTTCCAGATGAAGTTTTAAGAAATTGGAATCAAAGAGATTTATCAGCAGGCTCAGATGGCGACCTAATTGGTCAAGACTATAGAGCAGGTGATTTCATCGATGTTCTAAGAAATAACTCTGCTGTTATGCCATTAGCAACAATGCTAAATGGTCTATCAGGCGATGTTAAGATACCAAAGAAAACTGCTGCTGCTTCTGCTGCTTTCATTAGCTCAGAGGGTGGTGCCGCAGGTGAATCTGAATTAACAGTTGGCAACGTAAGTATGTCTCCTAAATCATTAGGTGCGTTTACAGACATTACTAGACAACTTATGATTCAATCATCTATTGATGTTGAAAATCTAGTTAGAAACGATTTAGCACAATCTATGGCGATTGCTATTGACGATGCTGCATTAGAAGGTTCAGGAAGTTCTGGTAATCCAACAGGTATTACTAATACTTCAGGAATCAACACAGTATCACTTTCAAGTGCTGCTGCTCCTACTTTTGCTGAGATGGTTTCTATGGAAACAGCAGTAAGAGTGGATAACGCATTACTAGGCGACTTATGCTATATAGTGCATCCATCTAACTATGGAACATTGAAAACTACTGAAAAAGCATCTGGTACAGCACAATTTGTTGCTGCAAATGACGAGATTAATGGTTATAAAGCTGTTGTATCTCCTCAGTTGACTGCAAACAATTATGTGTTTGGTAACTTTAATGATTTACTTGTAGGAATGTTTGGCGGTCTCGATATAGTTGTCGATCCGTTTACAGGCTCAAGTGCAGGTAATGTAAGAATAGTTGCTTTACAATCAGTTGATGTAGCTGTAAGACACGCTGTGTCTTTCTGTGCTGCTTCATAATTGAGTGGTTTTATCAACTAACAAAATGGGTGGCTTAATTGCCACCCAACTTAGAGAAGGTGGGTATATGAAATATTTAATATTAAGCGACACAGTTGCTAACAAAGAAAAAGTCAAAGCAGGTGATGTAGTTGAGCTACATGTTGACGAGGGTAGATCTTTGATTGGCTATGGCAAAGCTGAAGAATACAAAGGCAAGCCAAAAAAAGAAACTAATAGAAGTGTAGGATTAGAAAAATCTGAAGCTCCTAAACCTAAAAAAAGAAGTAAAAAATAATGCCATTAGAGAGTGCTGCTGAT